CTATAGTCAATTCAACACGTTTGCGTTCTATCTCAGCACGGGGATCCGGTGGTGGAGCTGCTTGCTGAGGTGAACCTCTTTTAAATAACGCTTGTTTCATTGCTTCATTAAATTGTGGGTTTGACTGAGCTGCACCCATACTTCCTAAAATGGTATAGAAAGTTTGTCATATTTTTATTTTAAAAATACCGTTTTTAAAAGCAAGAATGCCGTATAAGCATATAATACCCAAAATGTTTTATATAAAAAAAAAATAATATATAATTCAGACATGGATAGTTATTTTATTTGATACCATTTTTTCAACTTATATTTTGTAGTTTATACATAATATAAATTCTAAAATACTTTACACCATTGCTCAGCACCTTCGGTGAAATTTGCGGGTTAGATAAAATAACCTATATAGCTATTGTAATATTACAAAAATCTATTTGAATAGTGCTTCACAACTACGGCCATACGAAGTTGTAACCCCTTTGGGGTTACAACTTGGGTACAGGCCGGTAAACAAGTATACGTCGGTGCTATAGTAGAGAGGTACAACTATGCACAGTCGTCACTGTAAGAAGTGTCCTAAAGTTAATTAATCCAATTCAAAAGGGGAAGCACCTAACTTTGATACTTGACACTATATATTAACCCGATCAAGAGGTCGCCCCCATTGGCCGTGGGGGGGGCGGAGCTCCATCAACCGTGGGGGTTCCTCCGAAAGGACAAGATTGTGCTGGAGCCGCTTTTGTTCTGTTGTCACCAGTTATATAGGCAATTGTATCGGCTTCTAACTGTGATTCAGCTCTACTCATACCAGACCCTATCTGTTTACCCACATTACCTGCCTGCATTCTTATTGTATTTGCTGTCCTGTAACCACCGGAACCTAGGGAGCCAGCAATAACAGCACTACCTACTGCCAATCCACCAACACCAAGCGCAGCACCTGCTCCTACGCCAGAAGCTGTGTCTTCCATAATATCTCCGTAAGGTGATAAAGTATCTTCGACATATTTTTCGGCATCGGAACCCATTTTATCCCAATCGGGGCCAGGACAAGAAGGCTCAGGGGTTTCGTTACAAGCAGGCTTTTTAGGTTCACAAGATTTACCTTCACAAACCGATTCTTCTTGTTTTCTGTGGAAATTACGTTTACTCCAGAAACGAGGGTCTCTGAAATCAGATGTGTAACGCCATCTATATAATCCGGCCGCAACTACTATTGCAAATAGAACAGATGTTAAAAAGGCCGCAAAAGGCATTGTTATAAAGGCATTTCTTTGTAACCATATTATAACTACGGATGCTAACATTACCATAAAAAATAGCTGTAAGAAAAATAGCGTTTCAAGCTTATCTTCGAAATACCATTGGTTTATCTCGACTTGACGTCTAGTTAAGTCCTTATCGTGTTTGATTCCACTGACCGCAGCCCGGGATCTTTCCGCCATCTGGTCTTGAATGCCGGATAAATCTCTGTTACGGATTTTATAAAATGTTGCGTTATGATCCATATCCATATACCTTCCAAGGTCTATGTGTGCTTTTTGAAACGCTGCCCGTTTTTTCTCTAGAGTTTCGTTGGTTATTCTATCAATACGTTCACTCACATACCGATTAAAATCGTCGGGGTTCTTTTTTAAATCATAGCTGAAGCGGATTTTTTCAATCTGTTGTGCCTGCTGGGTTATCCCAATCCACGGATTTGATTCAGCATTGCCCATTATTGCTCTATTTAAGTGAACTTATTGTTTATTGGCCGGGTTGGTTTTTATAAATATTTGCCCTTTTTTAAAATTGAAATTTTAACAATACTATATAATACACATTCTTAAAAATTATTATTGATTGTTAATTCGATAGCAAAAAATATCCAGACGAAGTGATTTAAAATTAATTAATTTAATACTTATCTATATTTTCCATAGTATATAAAAAAGTTAGCATATTAATACCTGTTAACTTTTTTGACATATAAAAGGGGTTTTATTTAATTATTAACTTGTTGATGATTTATAAACACCATACATAGCACCAATCGCAAAGATATTTAGAACCGCAAAAATTGTAATTTGATTAAACACATATTCGTTTTTTTCTTTAGTATATTTCACCATTTCTTTTTGTGTTTCAATTTGAGCATTATCGCGAGTCAATAAATTGTACTGGGATTTTAAAGATGATAACTTTCTGTTAATTTCTTTGTTGGTATCGTTTATAGCACTTGTGTTATTATTTATATATTTGACCCGGGACTCAGTTATAAACGCAACAACTTCCAAAAGATTATTTAATTTTTGGTTTAGTTGTGTGCTAATATTTAACATTTGTCTGGCTGCGTCATTTGTTGTATTATCGAGAGTTGTTGAAAGTTCTAAAAATCTACGTAAAGCATACTTATAGCGAACCTCGTAATAACAATATTCGTCTTTAACTTGACCAAAAAATTTTGTATCATCGTCCACAAGTTTATCAATGTCTGTTTCTAAAGACCCGCCCCGGGAAGGTTTTGGTTTATGAACAGGAATTAGATTGGAATTCTCAAGGGTTTTAATATATCCAGATAGTTGGGCAAAAGGCACGCGATTTGTATCGGGATCCATCATTAAACTTGTAGTGGCTATCCCGTTAGCAAAAGGCTTTTGTAATTGTTCTACTGTGAATATGGTTGTAGCAGATGGGCAAAGGTCGGGGCTAGATAGACCGGGAACACTCTTAACAAAATAGTTACTCATCCTAACTTCTCTGTTATATCAGTGAATAATTAATATAAACAGGTGTTTTTTTCACACTTACAAAAGTCAGCTACCAGCCAGTACCAAATTTAAGTACCCAAAAGAGGGTGTAAAACTTCATACAGCAATACCTATAAAGTACAGTAAAGTTAAGTATACTCCTTTGAAAGGATATACTTAACTTCGGGGTATAAGGGTCTGTACGGTTGTTTAATCTGAAATTCCGAAAAATTTTTATAATTTATAATATAATAACTAAAAAACTATCCGGGCGAGCAGGGTTTTTGATTTACACCCATGCTGATTTTAATCGAGCGGGTAAGTTGTCAGTGCGTGATGAAAATGACGCCTAATTAACAATAAATCGCAAACGAATTATTGTTAAAAACGCTCATTTAAAATCCGCACCGGTCTAATACCATTTATTCAACTTATATTTTGTAGTTTTTACATAATATAAATTATAAAATATCTTAAATTTTTCAGAACAAACAACCCAGCTCTCCCTTATATGTGTGCCCGGATAAATAATAATTTATATTATGTTAAAAATACAAAATATAAATTGCCTATAATTATTATCACTACTTTGTATTAAAATCGTTTAACAAGCTTAGTAGGAGCTAAAAAAGTCGGTCTGGATGTTATTGTTGATGGTGTTGTACTATAATATAGAAAAGCTGCCTTTGCTCCAAGGGCTATTATTGCTATAAATCCAAAAAAGAAACCTAGAAACAATATTCCCGAACGGGCAGCAGGATTTAGATTTATATAACTTGTATATGGTGACCATGAATACCACGTCGAATATTGTATTTCCCAAGGCATACTTGGATAATTCATTTCGTGTTGATTTCCTTCGTATTTATTATATAATGATGTGGACTGCTCGTTTCTAAGATTCGCCCGCTCCTTGATTTTATTATTTTCATGTTCTAATTTTCTCAGTTTAAACTCCTTTTCCGATATTTCATTTAATATTTTAGGTCCATTAAACTCATTTAATCTTGCTAAATACTCTTTTAGTTTATCAGTTTCTGACGCAAGCCTTATAGTAATTTGTTCTATATTATTTTTTGCTGTATCAATTTCATTTTTAGCATTGTTGTAATCTAACGCTGCAGCAACCCATCGTGTATTTAATACATTGTAAGCATTATTATAATTAGAAAGCAAATCAGCACGAATATTTTCATATTGTTCCATTAATGCAGGTGTCCATAATTTGTCTTGATTACTCATTCCCTATAATTATAGAGTAAAAACACTTCATATAATTAATTTTATAAAGAACAAATTCTATACATTTTATAATCACCGGCTGTTGGCGAAGGGCGAATAATCTCGACAATATCATCTGGCACAAGACCTAATACACGCGTCATGATATCGACATGAAACTTAATCAGCGGAAGATTCTTTTTCGTTTTGAGGCGAAGGGTTGTGAGAAGTTGCGAATCCGAAGCCGGGATTTTGCGAAATTTCGGTTGTAAAATATGTTTTGTTGGGTTTGAAATCAGCTGTTTGATTGTATAGAAAACAATACGCCGTTTATGTATTAGCCACTGCTGAATTGCCGCAACATGGAAAGCATCGTGTAACGGCTCGTTTAGAATCACAATTGCTCCGTCTGTACTTTGATCCGCTGCGTTTTCCTTATATGTATCAGTATCCCATAACTCTTCTACACGGCGACCAAGAGACATTTTTACCTTTTCGAATACCCAGTAAAACACCTGAGCCCGCTTTGTTGGTGCTTCTGAACCCTCATTTGCGTATAATCGTATACGAAGAGCATTTGGCCCACTTAACGAAAGACCCGCAATATCTGTAGGGGACTGAGAATCATATGGTTTTGTATCATACCCTTGATCGCGTAATACTTCAAGTATAACAGGACGTGTTCGTGCTATAAGATCCGATAATTCTTCCGTAGTCTCCATATTTGAACTCTTCTACTAATATATTTATGTTCTCAATTTTAAGCCTGTTTCAAATAAAAATATTATTCTGTTTTATTATTCGCATTTATAACTTGATTTTACAATAAATTTTACATCTTTAAAACAGCATAGTGAACTACCACCACCATATGATATTGCACTTTGAAGACACTCTTTTAAATAATTCATTTCATCTAATATACTATGATTTTTCATCAACATAAGTTTTTTAGTACCTTCTATACGATTTTTCTTACCTGATTGAAATGCAGAGGCAGAGCCCCAAAACTCCTTATAAAGACGGCCGTCTGTACCTGTTACAATTTGTCCTGGTGAGTCTACAAGTGCAGAAAATAAGCCGCCAATCATTACCATATCAGCTCCAAGAACAAGGGATTTCGCTATATCTCCTGGCTCTTTTATACCACCATCGGCAATGATTTTTGTATTAGGGCTTTTTCGTGCTAGACTACATACACGAACTACTGATGCCTGGCATCCACGCGAGCCAAAACCAGTTGCCGTGTATGTTGTACAGGCTGCCCCAGGCCCTATACCAACTTTTATTGCGTCTGCTCCCCATGACTCTAAATCACGTGTTCCTTCTTCAGTTGAAACATTGCCCGCAATAATAAATGGCCGGGTTTGCTCTTTTTCTGTTTGTTTTGAACGGATATATTTAATTATTTTTTCCATTTTCTGACTATGGCCATGGGCGATATCAATAGTGATATAATCTGGAATCAAATCTTGAGAAAATAATTCGTCTACTATTTTATAAGAATCTTCATTAACACCTAAAGATATACTCACAGGTAGAATTAACCCCCTCATTTTTTTAGAAAAAAAAATAGGATCTATATCAAACCTATGTTGAATATAGAAATAATTATTCTGGGCTAATTTTATTGCTATATCATCGTTTATAACGCACTCCATATTTGCCGGAACGACGGGTAATTGAAATGTGATTTTTCCGAAACGTGTAGAAGCATTACATTCACTTCGTGAATTAACTAAACACTTTCTTGGTATTAAATTAATATTTACGTAATCAAAACTACTCATCCTAATTTAACTTTGCTTTGGACGTTTAATACGATTTAGTTACCGTGAAGTGCCGAAGTTAAGCACACCCCTCGGAAAGGGGTGTGCTTAACTTTACTGTACCGGCCAGTGCCGAAATTAGGTACCCCCTTTGGGGTACAACTTTGCACGGCCGCCGCAGCGAAAGTGCTGTAAAGTTAAGTGCTCCCCTCCAAAAGGGGGAGTACTTAACTTCGGCACTTCACGGTACTTTACAGCTACGAACGTACGAAGTTGTACACCCTTTGGGTGTACTTAACTTCGGTACAAGCCGGTAGTTTAATTATTTCATTATAATTATTTAATGCGTTCGGAATACTCTAAAAGACGCAATAATTTGGGTAAGTTGGACTCGGATACATCCTCCAAGATTTGAAAGAAGCATAAGCGTTGTTCTTTATTCATTGACGCAAGAATTTCTAAGAAGGTTTTTGGCTTTATTTGTATAGGAGACTTTAGTGATACTGTTTCTATATTATTAACTATCTCATGTTTTGGCTGTTCAGGTTTAGGCTGTTCAGGTTTTGGCTGTTCAGGTTTTGGCTGTTCAGGTTTTGGCTGTTCATGTTTTGGCTGTTCATGTTTAGGCTGTTCAGGTTTAGGCTGTTCAGGTTTAGGCTGTTCAGGTTTAGGCTGTTCAGGTTTAGGCTGTTCAATTTTAGTATGTTCAGGTTTAGGCTGTTCAAGTTTAGTATAATCAGGTTTAGGCTGAGCTAATTTAGACGGAATTAAATGGTTGAATTTCTTCTGTAATAGATTTTTTCCAGTATTTTTCCCTTCGCAAATAATAAAATGTCTATCCTCTTCGGAATACTCCTTAACTTTGTTGTATTTATCTAACACAGCTGTATAGAATTTTATATTATCACCAAAGTCGCAACCATTATCTCTTAGAAATTGAGATATCTTGCCATTTTCGCCATTTTTGAAATACTTTTCAATAAGTGACCATTGATTTTTTTCTGTAAATTCGGTCATTTACAGAAAAAAAAATAGGCCTGCTATTTCTCAAATTTTATAGCATTTTACAACTATCCGGGCGAGCACAGTTGTTTGATTTAATACCATTTATTCAATTCTATTTTGCAGTTTTTAGATAATATAAATTATAAAAATACCTTAAATTTTTCAGATCAAACAACCCTGCTCACCCTTTTAGACAGCCGAAATTATCTCTTTCGCTTCAAACGCATTTTTCACCGGATTAATCAAAGAAGTAAACTTATCAATAACCGGCATAAATTTATCTATTTCTAAACCAAACTTGAAAACTGCATGCAACATTGTCATTCCAAGCATAAATATGTCAAATGTATACACATATTTTTTGACCAGCCCCTTTTTATCCTTTATTTCATCCGTAATTTCATTATATTCTCGTATAATTCTAGCGTATGTATCTGTGAATAGTTTACTACGTGAAAAACGCCAATTTTTTCGTAGCGTTTGAAACTGCATTCTGTATTTTGAATTTAGATGCGAATGACCTAATAAATACCACCGTACAGGATTTGTAGAAAGTAGTGTGCCTGCTTTTCTCTGCGGATTTAAAATAGCACTACTTTGCCCCCAGTCAATTAATTTATAATCTTCGCCACATTTTACAATATTATCGAGCTTTATATCATTATGTTCGTAGCTTTGTGTTTGTAATATAATAATACTTTCAATTATATCTAGAGCAAATTTTTTAAGGTCTGTAATAACATAACTATTATTACACTTCGTGTTAAAAACCGCATAGGTTTTTTCATTATTTTCGTAATCAACTATACAGCCTAACATGTAATTCCTAAATACCGGTGGTAATGGGCTGATTGTAGTATATTTTTCAACCAATTCCCCGTAAATATCTATAATTTTTCTGTTTTTATTAATCTCTTCTAAAAAATCAGCCTCTATTGTCTTACACGGCAGAAATACTTTAGCCATTTTATCACGGGTTATACGTATATATTGAATGAATTGCTCCTTTTCTTGTTCCGTAGTGTACGTTTCTTCACCTTCGGGACTAAAAATCCGAATACTTCTGATGGGGTTGACTCTTAAATTAGAATAAAAGGTTGGCTCTGCTTGGTCGTCGCCTACATTAAATGCCTCTCCGTGAGCACCTTTTCCAAAACTTTTACCACCGTGTTTCCGTTTTTTAGCTGTTTTTCTCATATTATTAAACTATCTATTAATTAATAATATTATTTTTATTATATATATATTTGACTTGTTATTATTTTACACAGCCGGTCATTTCACACATTTGGTGTGGCGGTTGTCATATTAGAAAAGAGTAAGATTTCTTAGCCAAAGGTGCTTAACAATGATGTGAATATTGGTTTGTTTTACG